CCCCGTGACCGGCAAGACGGTAGTGCCAGAGGAAGCCGTAGAAGCGGCGGCGAACGCGATCAGTGAGTGCAGCGGCATGAGATTCGACGGGCTCTGGTCCCGAGTAGAAGACCTTGAGCCAGAGGACCGGGAATACGCACTCACGGAAGCCCGCGCCGCCCTCGAAGCTGCGGCCCCGTTCATCGCGGCCAAAGCGTGGGATGAAGCCGTAAATGAGGCTGACCGGCAATGGCAGATAGGGCACGCGTCCGCCGCAATCCTCAAGGCGGACAACCCCTACCGTGCGGCTGTACGGGGTGAAGGATGAGCGCCGTTGACCGGCGGACCACCACGACCGTCCGCCACGAATACCTCGTGCGTAACCCGGCACCGCACGCCGATGTCCAGGAGGCCCTCCTGTTCGCCAAACGGGACGCGGCCGCGGCAGGACAAGACACCAGCTACGACGATGCCCTGTGGGTCACGCACAACGACGACAACATCATCGTCTACTGGGAAGAGGTCACCCGATGAGCCCCCGCAACCCGGACTATGAAGCGTTGCGGGAGCTACAGGCCCGGTCCCAGGAAGCCGACCGGATCGGGCCCGAACCCACACGAACCGACAACGACGAAACAGACTAGGCAAAGGAGCCGCCATGGACCACGATCAACGCAAAGAGAACTGGGCGCGTGGCAATAACAAACAGCCCGGATGCAGCTGCCCACCATGGAGATATACGCCCCGGCACACCAGACCAACCAACCCGGACTGCCGGGAACACGGAACAAACCAAGCCGCCACCGAGCGGCTTTTTTCATGGGGAGAAACATGAGCTTTGCACTAGGAATCTACTCCGGCATCTCGAATTCCGACTACCACGCCGACCCAGCGCTCGGCTCGACGTCGCTCAAGACGCTTGCCACGCGGACGCCGGCACACTACCAGCACGACAAGACACACCCGAAGTTCTCGGACGCGTTCACGCTGGGCACCGCGGCGCACTCGCTGATCCTTGAGGGCGACCTGTCCAACATCGTCACCGTGGACGCCGACAACTGGCTCACGAAGGCAGCCAAGGAAGCCAAGGCAGCAACACTGGCGGATGGTAGGCAGCCGCTACTCAAGAAGGAAATGGCGCAAATCCTGGCCATGAACGACGCCGTCATGGCGCACCCGCTGGCAAGGGCCGCATTCACCGGCCACAAAGCTGAACAGTCCGTCTTCTGGGAAGAGTATGGGCTCGCCTTGAAATGCCGTCCCGACGCATGGAAGCCGGGACTGCTTATCGACCTCAAGACGACCCGCAGCGCTGACCCCAACGAGTTCGGCAAGACGGCCCACGAGTTCGGCTACCACCAGTCGGCCGCGCACTACATCGACGGCGTCAAAGCGGCGACCGGCGAAGAGTTGCCGTTCCACTTTGTGCTGGTTGAAAAAACTGAGCCCTACCTTGTGTCCGTAGTCGAACTGGACATCGAGGCGATCAACATCGGGCGGCAGTTGAACGACCGGGCCAAACGGATCTACCGCGAATGCGTCGAATCCAACACCTGGCCCGGCTAC